ATTAGTTAGAATTCTCCGTTATATGTTATATAATAGCACATTTTTATCATAATAAATAGTCTATATGACAAGGAAATCTGCTCAAAATGGCACGTAAGTCTTACCCAGAAACCCCAGCAGAAGAAGCTGCTAGAATAAATGCTGCCAGTGGCGATCCTACTGGTATCTCTGCCCAACAAGTAGCTAACAACAGAGCACTTAACGAAAATTTGACAGCGGCGTTTGGCTTTGGAGGATCTGGCAAACCATCATCTGGTCCAGGCAGCAATCCTGTGGCACCTTTTTCACAGTTGACAGCAGCTATTTCGGAAAGTTTCGAAATAGCTGCCAATGAAGGACAAATAAAACTGGATGAAATAGTGTCCGACTTGACCGCAGGTGCAAAATCAGGACTGAACCAACTGGCCGGAGATGCAAAAAACTTTGGTGCTAGCGCCATGGGCGGTAACTTCACAGTGAATAGTGCAGTTAGTGGGGCTGTGGACAAATTAAGATCAGTGGCAGGATCAACTAGTAACAAAGCAGCAGATATCTCCGGGGTAATTAACAAACTCACTGGCGGCAATCTTGCAGGCGGATTATTAAAAGCCGCCGGCAGTATCAGCGGTGCAGCAGGCATGCTCAACAATATACTTAGTCTTAAACGTGCGGCTAACCTACCAAAGGGAGCAGAAACTTTTATCAAACAAGGATCGGCCATACAACTGCAAGCTAGCTCAAAGAATGATTGGCGTGTGCGTATAACTTGCCAATGGGATGTCTTTGACAGTCCGCTGTTTAAAAGATTACAAGACACAGGCGGTGTGGTTTGGCCATACATGCCTAATATCACGGTTAGTACCAAAGCAGATTACTCAGCGTTGACCACTGTTCACAGCAACTACACCAACTATGCATATAAAGGCAGCCAAGTTGATGATATCACAATATCAGGAGATTTTTCATGCCACACAGAAAACGATGCTGCTTATTGGATAGCAGCAACCACATTTTTTAAGACAGCTACTAAAATGTTTTTTGGTCAAGGCAATCTCGCAGGTAATCCTCCGTTGATCTGTAATCTTACTGGTTATGGATCAAGTATTTTTGATAAAGTTCCTATTATTATTAAAAGTTTTTCTGTAGATCTCAAAGACGATGTAAACTATGTGAAATGCGACACATATGGAACCAACACATGGGTACCTGTGATGAGCACAATTTCAGTAGTAGTATCGCCAGTGTACAACAGAGAGAGAATGCGTAAATTTAATCTGCAGGACTACGCCAGAGGCAAAATTGCAGATGCTAACGGGGTAGGATATATCTAATGGCTGTTTATAACAACGCAAGTCCTTGGGCAAATACCGCTCAAAATAATTTTTATCTTGAACTGCTAGACATACGTCCAGTACCATCTGAATCAGACGATTTGAGATATGTCATTGAAAATCAGTATAAAAATAGACCAGATCTGTTGGCCTATGATCTTTACGGTAATGCTAAATTATGGTGGGTGTTTGTTCAGAGAAACATGAGTGTATTGAAAGATCCTATATATGATTTTCAACCAGGGATAGCTATATATTTGCCAAAAAAAAGTAATCTGGAAAGATTTCTAGGAGTCTGATAATGACCATAAATTATCTTGGTAAACTCGCTGATTTAAAAAAACCAGACGGCACAGCTATATTGCCGGGAGCTGCACAGTCTATTTTAAATATAGGTGCAGTGTCAAACACTACAAAATTAACAGCGGCCAAAGCCACCGACGTAATTAAAAACGGTGTCAGTACTACTCTCCCCGATCCAAACAAAGAGTCTTCGTCTGCGGTAAAAAATCTGCCAGCAGTATTCACTAACCCCATGGAACAATTTGCATCTTATTCGGTGTTATGGACCTTGGCTATATTGACTCCTCAACAATTCAACAATCCAAGATCTTACAGAACTGACGATTTTTCTTTTGCCGGAGATTTTTTCTTTAACAACGGCACTGGAACTATCCAAGAATCTAGTATAATATTTTCATCAGGCGGTCGCAACGATCAATATAGAACTAAAACAATTTTCGGATCTCCGGAATATTTCATCAATAATTTTTCAATGAAATGTATTATAGGTGCTGGACCTAAAACGGGCAATAGTAATGCTATTGGTTTTACTTTTGATATAATTGAACCTCAGTCAATGGGCCTTTTATTACAGAGCATGCAAAACGCAGCAGTAAAGGCCGGATACACCAATTATCTTCAAAACACTCCATACGTGTTGAGAATGGACATACAGGGCTATGATGAGTTAGGCCGAGTTATTAAATCAGTGAAATCTAAGTATTTCACAATAAAATTAACAAAAACTACGTTTTCGGTCAATGAAGGTGGATCCAGTTATAAGGTAGAAGCAATCCCCTACAACCATTATGGATTTTCAGATGTAGTAAACATATCCTATACAGATGTAAAAATCAGTGGTGAAACAGTCGCTGATGCACTGTCTCTTGGACCAAAAAGTTTAATTGCAACTCTTAATCGCAATGAAAAACAGTTAGTGGCAGAGGGAAAGATAGGAGTTGCCGATGTATATGCAATTCAGTTTCCTAAACTGTCTAGTGATTGGTATTCGTCTGCGGGAAATCCACCAGCTGCTAAATCAGCTACAGTAACACCTACAGATGCAAAACCTAAGATTATAACAGGTACAGCTACCAAGACTGAAGATCCAGCGAATATGCCCATGAATCAACTTGGTGGATCTAGTCTAGGATTAGATCAACTTAGGGGTGGAAACCCTTCATTCAAGCAGCCAGGAGATCAGATAGATGAAAAAACTGGTATAGTAAAGCGGGATGGCATGACCATCGATCCTAAAGAAAGAGCATTTCAATTTGGACAAAAGACCACTCTTACAGCAATCATCAATCAGATCATACTCAGTTCAGATTACGCTAAATCTGCTATCACAGAAGATCCCAGTCCGGAAGGATTTATAAAATGGTTTAAGTTAGATGTTCAAATAGAACTCTTAGATTTTGATGCTAAAATAGGCGATTACGCAAAAAAAATCACATTCCGTGTTGTGCCTTATTTGGTACATCAAAGCATTTTTTCAAATGCAAATTCAGCTCCAATTGGCTATTCTAATTTAATGAAAAAAATAGCCAAACATTATCAATACATCTATACAGGACAAAATGTTGATGTGTTGAAATTTGACATACAGATTGACAACTTGTTTTACACAGGAGTACAACCTAGTCCTGAAAATAAAGGAGCCAAGGTTTCTAATCAAGATCAAAAAGGTGTTGGTGAGGTTCGTAATAAAACTACCGAAACAGGCAAGGGGCTGTCACCTGCAGCTCAAACTGCGCAGATGGGTAGATCAAGACCGGTTAGATCATTTATATCTGCTCCAAAGGGTGGCAGTTCCGACAAGACCACAGAACAGATTGTTGCTGAAAATTTTCAACATTCGTTTTTATCTCAGAGCAGTGGTGATATGATAAAAGTCTCTTTGGAAATATTAGGAGATCCGTACTGGATGGTAGACAGTGGAGTGGGAAATTATTTTGCCGGTATGGTAGAACAAAGTGATCAAATCACCAATGATGGAACCATGAATTATGAAGGTGGTAATATCTATGTTTATCTGACCTTTAAAACACCGACAGACATTAACGAAGAGAAAGGACTGTATGATTTTTCAAAGTCTGGTAAGGAAAGTGCGTTTGGGGGAATCTATCGTGTCACTGAATGCGAAAGCATGTTTGTGGACGGCCAGTGGAAACAAAAATTGACATGTTTGAGAATGCCAGGACCACAAGGACCAGAAGCCAATAAAAACATACAAGGAACGGCTCCTACGGTTGTAACGCCCACCAACAGCAGAGCCACTGAGATAGGTCCAGCAGAACCTACAAAACAATCTCCTATAGATGATACCAGTAGATCCGGAACAGTGATTGCTGCCAATGCTACTAGTCAATCAGCATCTAATACACAGACTTCATTAGATTCAACAAAAACTAAGACCACTTCTAATCAAGCACCAACAGTGGTAGGTTTTAAATATTATAGAGATATAGGACGTAATCAAGGATAAAAATGTCACAGCTTAGAAGACCATCAGCCGCTAACGAAGGAAAAACCGGAGGACTCACAACAGGCACATACATAGCCAGAGTAATCAGCCACCTTGACCCGTCATTTATGGGATCGCTAGAAGTGTCACTGCTCAAAGACGACAACAATGATGCAGGTGACGATTCACAATTGTTTATTGTGAGATATGCTCCTCCGTTCTATGGGTATACCGGATTTGAATACATGGGTAAAAATGACGGAACGTCGTCTACCATTGAGGGATTCAACGACACACAAAAAAGCTATGGGATGTGGTTCGTGCCACCAGATGTCGGAGTAAATGTGTTGGTAGTATTCGTAGACGGAGATCCTAGCCAAGGATATTGGTTTGCCTGTGTGCCAGGACGTTATATCAACAACATGGTACCGGCCATAGCTGGTAGCACAGTAAACAGTCTTGATGCCGAAGATAAAAAACGATATGGTCCTATGAAAGATCTCCAAGGCAATCCTTTGCCTTTGCCTGTGGCAGAAATAAACAAACGTATTAATGGAGAACTTCGAGAAATAGATCCAGAAAAATATCCTAGGGTAGTTCACCCCATAGCAGATAGATTTCTCGAACAAGGACTGTTAGAAGATGATGTAAGAGGATTTACAACTTCGTCGCCAAGACGGGAAGCTCCCAGTATGGTGTTTGGTATATCTACCCCGGGACCAGTAGATCGAAGAACCAAAGCTAAAAAATCAGTAGTGGGAAAAAATGACAGCAAATCCAATGCTGTGCCAGTGAGTAGACTAGGTGGCACACAGTTGGTCATGGATGACGGCAATGATAGATTCCACAGAGAAAAATCTGCAGCAGAAGGTCCAGTAAAATATATTGATCTGTTGGACCCTGCTAATCAGAAAAAAGGTGATACAGGATCTCCAACGATCCCCGCTAGTGAATACTTCCGAGTAAGAACTAGAACTGGTCATCAGATCTTGATGCACAATTCAGAAGACCTAATCTATATTGCCAATGCTAGAGGAACAGCATGGATCGAACTTACCAGTAATGGCAAGATAGATATCTATGCAGAAGACAGCATCAGTGTGCATACACAGCAAGATCTCAACATACGTGCTGACCGAGACATAAATCTAGAAGCCGGTAGAAATATCAATATGAGAACTGAAACAGGCAAGTGGCATGTGGAAATTGCCACAGACATGGAGTTTTTAATCAACGCAGATGCCAAGCTCACTGTGGGTGCCGATCTTGACATTCTAGTAGGTGCCAAGACTAAAATATCTACCAACAACGATTTAGATATTGCATCTGGAGCAGAAACCAAGATCAGCTCTACCTCAGACATAAATCTTGGCAGCGGTTCTGAGCTCAAACTCAACGGTACCAAGATTAATTTCAATGGACCAAACAACGCAGAAACTGCTGAAGCCGCCGATTTTGTGAGTCCATATGATCTCAGAGACAATTTAGCTACTAGCACAGCAGCAGGATGGGACAAGAAATATCAAGCAGGCATAGTGAAAAGTTTTATGAAACGCATACCCATGCATGAACCTTGGGCCTTGCATGAACACAGAGCACCAGATCTGCTAACACCAGATAAAACAGATAGGGATACTTAATCATGGCCATAAGACTATACAATCAACAAACAGCAGCACAACGTTCTGCTACTGTGACACAGAATCAAGGGCAATTTACCTACAAAGGATTCAGTTCTAGTGAAGCTAACAAGAACTTCAAACTATATGATATCAATCTTGTCAAGCAGGATTTGATCAATCATTTTTATATCCGTAAAGGTGAAAAACTAGAGAATCCAGAATTTGGCACAGTGATCTGGGACATGCTGTTTGAACCATTCACTCCTGATGTTAAAGAAATCATAGCCAAGGATGTAGAAGCTATCATCAACTATGACCCTAGATTTGCGGTTACTGAAATCAACATAGACAGCACAGATCAAGGCATGCGTATTCAAGCAGATTTGGTGTATATTCCTTTCAACATCAATGAACGTATGACTTTGAACTTTGACAAAAACAATAGTGTAATTAACTAAGCAGTTTATTTTTAAGGGTAAATATTGGTATGACCACAACCAGCAGACAAAACAACCTCATACTGAATCAAGATTGGACCAGGATATACCAGACGTTTAAAAACGCGGATTTCCGCAGCTACGACTTTGAAAATCTGCGTAGAGTTATCATCACATACCTACGCGAAAACTATCCAGAAGATTTCAATGACTACATAGAAAGTTCTGAATACATGGCATTGATTGATGCAGTGGCATTTCTAGGACAAAGCCTAGCATTCCGCATAGATCTTGCTAGCCGTGAAAATTTTATCGAACTAGCAGAGACCAAAGAAAGTGTGCTGCGTATTTCTCGCATGCTTAGTTACAATGCCAAACGCACTGTGGCATCAAATGGCCTGTTAAAGTTTGCAACAATATCTACCACTGATACTATCATAGACAGCAACGGAAAAAATCTAGCGCAACAGTTAATAACTTGGAACGATCCCACAAACGCTAATTGGTTAGAACAATTTCTCACTGTGTTGAACAGTGCCATGGCAGACAATACAGAATTTGGTCGCAGCCAGGGCTCTGCCACTATCCAGGGAATCCCCACAGAACAATATAGATTCCGCACAGTTGGTACAGATGTACCTTTGTTCTCGTTCTCCAAGACTGTGGCCAGCAGAGACATGAGCTTTGAGATAGTTAGCACAGCTTTTAAAAACAGCGAAAACATTTACGAAGAACCACCTGTGCCTGGCAACCAAATGGGATTTATCTATAGAAATGATGGATCCGGTCCCGGTAGTGCTAACACAGGATTCTTTATTCAGTTCAAACAGGGCACATTAGAATTGGCAGATTTCACAGTGGATGTGCCTACTACTAATGAAAAAATTGCTGTTGACGCAGGTAATATCAACAACGATGATGTGTGGTTGTTTTCCTTGAACTCACAAGGTGCACAACTTGAAGAATGGACCAAAGTTTCATCACTGGTAGGCAACAACATTGCCTACAACAGTGTTACGCAAGACATACGCAACATCTATGCTATCAACACCAAAGAAGATGACAACATAGATCTTGTGTTTGCAGATGGTGTCTACGGAAATTTACCACAGGGATCTTTTAGAGTATTTTATAGAACCAGTAATGGTCTATCGTACACCATATACCCCAACGAGCTAAGAGGTATCAACATTTCTGTTTTGTACAGAAATAAAAACAACGTTGAGCATACGTTAACGGTTGGACTGGCACTACAGAGCACCGTGGCTAATTCTGCAGCTTCTGAGGACATCGACAATATTCGTGCTAATGCTCCAGCAGTGTATTACACTCAAAATAGAATGATCACCGCAGAAGATTATAATCTTGCACCATTGCTAGGTTCACAGAATATTGTAAAAATTAAAGCAGTGAATAGAACATCTAGCGGTATCAGTAGAAATTTTGATATTATCGATGCTACTGGAAAATACAGCAGTATCAATGTATTTGGAGATGACGGATATCTTTACAAACAAGAAGATGAATCTGTGCTGTCATTTAAATTTACCAGCAGGATAGATATCATCAATTTTATTAGACGTAGTGTAGAACCGGTGTTTACAGAAGCCGAAGTTTATAATTTTTATTTTACCAAGTTTGACAAAATATTGTTCACAGACGTTAACACTGTGTGGCAGTCTGTTACAACTGCTACAAGCACAGGCTATTTTAAAAATGTGGTAGATAATTCTCAACTTAAGGTTGCCGGATACTCTACCAGCAACTTGAAATATGCGTTAGTTAATGCGGCAATTAAGTTTATTCCGCCCACTGGATTTAAATTTAAAAAAGGAAAATTAGTTGCGACTAATGTCAACGATGCTGATCAGACAGATTATCTGTGGACAAAAATTGTTAAGATTACCGGAGACGGAACATATGTTAAAGGGCTGGGCCCGATTACACTCAGCGATCTAGTGCCCACAGGCGCTGTGGCTCAACGCATAGTGCCAAGATTTGTCAGCGATTTACCAGTTGCACTTGAAACTGAAATGGTCAACCAAGTGTTTGCTAATCAAACTTTCGGACTGAGATATGAGATTACTGAATCTCAATGGAAGTTGATCACTGCCAGCAATTTAAATCTGACCAATGATTTTACTCTAGGCAAAGCCGGAGACACCACTAATACCAACATAGATAGTTCTTGGGTGATCGCTCTGGTCAAACAACCTGACAGTTATATTGTGAGAATTAGAAAGCAGTCATATATTTTTGGTAGCGTACAACAGAATAGATTTTATTTTGATAGCAATGAGAAACAGTATAATGATCAAGTAGGAGCAGTGGTTAAAGATCAGATATCAGTGTTGGGAATTAATACTGGCAAGGATTTTATCACCGAGCTTAAACAAGATGTGCCGTTCGAAATCAGTGATACTATAAAGTTCGATGACGGCTATGAAAGCACCAACGAAATTAAACTGAGTTTTAGAGATGCTGACGATGATGGTGTTGTTGACAACCCTGAATCATTTGAGAATATTGTAGGCTTAGATCAAGATTTAAATTTCTTATTTTTCCTAGCTTCAAACGATGTCTACGGTACAGCAATCAAAACACTTTTAGACAACTCAAATGATTTAATCTTAATCAGACAAAAAGAAGCCGGAATAACTTTTAATGATATGTTAACATATCCAGATCAACAGTTGATATATTTCTATGACTCTGCTGAAAGCATTGTTAAACGAGTAAATCGCACTACTAACACCTTGGACATAGCCAACGAATACACAGCAGTTGTTGGTAGAAGAAATCTCAAATTTCAATATACTCATAACGCCAGTGTAGATAGAAGGATTGATCCTTCTACCAGTAACATCATTGACATCTATCTGCTAATTAGAAGCTACGATGAAAGTTATAGAATATATCTTGTAGGCGGCACTGATATAGAACCAGTTGCGCCTACCAGTGATGTATTGAGAACAACATTTGGCACAGCATTATCGTCAATCAAATCTATCAGCGATGATATTATATATCATCCAGTAAAATACAAAGCGCTGTTTGGATCTAAAGCAGATCCTAAACT